TATAGTATATATATATATAATATATATATATATAAAATATATAAATATAAAACAACTACCACAACCAAAAACAATGACATGTTACGTCCATAATTCCATAATTCCATAATTATTATCGTAACTTTAACAGTTATATATACTTATAAGTTATGGAAGTTTTTACTGTTTCCATAACGACCATAATTATCATCATAACACTATTGATTGTATACAGTTATATAAAATAAGGGTATATTGAAGTTATAACTTTCCAAACGATTGAACTTACGACTTTTTTGTGTAGGATATACTCCACTTTTATTTTAAAATACTTTAGTTTTGCTATTGACAAAAACTATTTTATCATGTATACTTATAGTGTAGTTAATGACAGATAACAGTATAAAGGGAGGTGAAAATAATCATGGCAAAAAAGATAATTGTTGCAAAATTGACTCATGACAGCAAAGAGTATATCGGTAAACGTGAAGTAACGTTATATGACGGTACTGACGAAATGAGTGCTGACGCTAATGTAGGTATGACTTTACGGGTTCAGCGACAAATCCGCGATGCTTTGAAAGTGAAGTACGGCATTAAAGCTGTTACTTCTGGAGGAGTAGCCAAAGACTTGTCAGAAGTAGAAACAGTATAGTTATACTGTTTTAGACATTTGGGAACGGTAGACTTTTTACCGTTCCCATTTTTTATTTATGTCCCTACCGTACTATAAAATTATACTTCAACAATTCCGTCGACTTACCGTACTTGATACTACTTACCATAAGTACTAGTAAGTACTATACATATGGTATGTTATACTATTATAATACTAAAAAAAAGGGTACGTGTCCACCCCCCTACCCTACCCCACATTACCATAAAGACCACCGTTATACCACCGACCATTTTTTGAATGTTTAAAGTTTGAAATTATAACTTTATTTCACCCTCGCTTGTGGTGTCCTATATATAGGTATATATAGTATACTACCCTTGCACATTTGACCACTACACCATTTTGATTGCTCAACCCACCATTTACCCACCCCACACCGTTAACGACCCACAGCGACCAACCTATGACCAAAAAAATAAAAATTTCGGAAATTGAAATTATAACTTTCTCATTATACCCCTTGACAAACCCTTGAAAATATGATATACTTATATTAGCGATACGACCAAGCATCCGGTTAAGGTTATATTTTGAAACATTAAACTTATAACTAATGAAATGGATTGGTTGTGTCACCCAAGTGTCTAAGGAGTACGATGTGTCAATTGATTGGTTACCGGAATACAAGAAGAAGTTTGAGGGTAACACCATGATAGCTAACCTGAAAAGGGAAGGCTTCCATGGGAAGGTTGTGGTTAATTTCTGTAACGGTAGTCCCAATACTACTCATCTTGAGTGGTGTGTGAAACCGTATACAGAGTGTGAAGGCTAATCTTTAACAGAAGAAAGCCTATCTCGATAACATTCACGTGTTATAGGGGTAGGCTTATTCTTTGTAGGGAGTAAGTATGGAACATTCAGAGTGTACAAAGGAACAATATCCAGACAAGATTAACCTCCGTCATCGAGCACTTATGAGGAGATTGGTGGCTGGGATGAATTTAACTCAAGCGTGTGAGGACTTGGGGTATAGTTTACAGAGAGCATCAGTTATCGTTAATAGTCCTCTATTTTTGGAGGAGAAGGAAAAGATGTCTAAGAATGTGGAGAGGGGATTTGTAGATGCTGAATCAACAAGGTTGTCAGCAGACCCCACTCGTGCCATACTTGATGACGCTAAAGAAGCAGCAGCGAAAACTATGAAGGGTGCGTTGAATGCGAATAGTGAGAGTGTTAAGATAAATGCAGCGAAAGACATTCTTGATAGAACGGGATATGCGAAGGAAGATAAAGTTAATGCTAATATATTGATGGAGCCGAGTCAAGGTTTACTTGATATGTTGACTAGAGTTATGGGAGGGAAGAATGGAAGTAATGGAGTCCCCGCAAATACAGAGGGTAAGGACAGTACTCCTAAATAGATTTAGGAACTTCTGTCAGACTTTTACAGACCCTGATTATTATGATGACACGTTCCATGGTCCTCTGTGTGATTTTCTGCAGGATGCGGGACCCAATAAGATGATTATCCTACCTCGTACCTTCCTTAAAACTACTATTGTATCGTTGTATCTGTTGTGGAGAGGCGTCAAAAATAGTCTTATCAGGGAGTTGATTACTTCCAACACCACTCCAAATGCTCAGAAGACCGTCCGCTCTATCAGGAGCGTTATAGAGAATAATACTGATTTTCAGCTATTCTTTCCAGAAGTCATCCCCAACTTCAGCAAGGTTAGATGGTCAGACTCCTGTGCGTGTCTACAGAGGAAGATAGACCATCCTGAAGGAACCTTTGAGAGTGCTGGAGTAGGTGCTAACGTCATTCGACGCCATTTTAATGTGATATGGGAAGATGATACGGTAGCACCGAAAAAGGATGAATTGAGTGGGGATGAAGTTATGCCAAGCAAGGATGACATAGAGAAGGCGGTTGGGTTTCACAAGTTGACGGTGCCGTTGTTGATTGATGAGAATGATGAGAGGATTATAACAGCGACTAGGTGGGCGTCGTACGACTTGGTTAGTTATGTGTTGGAGAATGAGAATAACTTTGCTGTGTTTAACCAGAAGGCGTATAAGGATGAAGCACATACAGAAGTGAGATATAAGAAGTTTAGTATTAATAGGTTGAATAACATCAGGATTGCTATGGGTACTTACCTCTTCTCAATGCTATACCTTAACTCTCCGTTAGCTAAGGAGTTCATGGCGTTCAATCCTGACCACTTTAGATATTATGAGGATGGGGATGGTAATATGCCTGATGAGGGAGAGACGTTGGTTACGGTTGACCCTGCTGACCCTCCCACAGGGAAGAAGTCGCAGGACTACTCAGCCATCGTATCATGTAGGCATACTAAGAAAGGAATATTTGTAAGGAGATATCGTAGGAAGAGGTTGAGTGACAAGAAGATGATTGATGAAACTTTTGATGTATGTGAGATTGATGGGGCGGTGAAGATTAGGATTGAAACTAATCGTTACGCACATCTTGAAGCTGCTTTCCGTGAGGAGATGAAGAAGAGGGATAAGTACTATGTTATAGAAACGGTAAAGGGGAAGATTGCTAAGGAAGCACGTGTTAAGAACAGGTTGTCGCCCCTTTTTGAGAATGGTGTAATATGGTTCAAGAGGAATATGGGAGAGTTGGAGTCGGAACTTACCACCTTCCCTTATGGGAAACATGATGATTTAATTGATGGGTTGTCGTGGCAGATTAGTGGAAGGACGGCTACGGAGTATGATAAGGTAGAGGTTAAGAAACCAATGCCTAAGAGGATGTCCTTCTCACTTGAGCAGATTAGGGAGAGTTGTAGAAGTAAGCATAAAGCACCATACCCCTTTCAAGTTCAAATGGAAGAGACGGTACCAAGTTATCGGTAATTTCAATTATTGAACTTACTAAAACGGAGGAGTGAAACATGAAGAATGTTAGTATTAGAGAATACAACATAGCAAGAAATTTAGATGTAGATGAAAGTGGTGACTTACTGATAACCGGTAAGAAGCTATTGTTTGGTTACTATATAAGCAACCAGAACGCAGCAGTTATATATGTTAAGTTCTACAATAAGGCAACTGCTCCAACAGTAGGGACAGATACTCCTGTAGTAACTTTCGCCATTCCGGCGGCTAGTGCAGCCAATCAGGAGTTCTCGGGTGGTATTCCATTCAGTTTGGGTATGGGAATAGGAGCGACAACTGGTGTGGCAGATGATAATACAGGTGCTCCTGGTGCTAGTGAGATAGTTGTTAACGCATTTTATAAATAGGGGGATGTATGGGTGGTAAATTAGGATTGGGACATATTGGGTATGGTGCATTAAGTGCTGATGAAGCGATGGAGTCGATAGAGAGGGTTAGGAAGAACCTACTCAAAACAGATAAGAAGAAAGTGTTTAAAGCGGGAGAGAAGAAGAACGGGAAGAAGCATTTCGAGACTTGTTTAATCACTTCCTTCGCAGGGAAGGAGTATTGTTTCGATGAATATATGAGAGGTATATCTCACCTCCCCACCAAAGATATGTGTATGGTTATCTATGATAACTCCAATTCGAAGAGGTTTGGGAAGAAGATTATACGCGAACTAAGTAAGCACTTTAAAAGATACATTCATGTAGTTGATGAGAATAGACAATATACAGTGGAGAACACGAAAGAGTACTTCTTAATAGCTGAGAGAGCATTCACCATATATAACTTAATCTTATCTCATTACTTAATAGATGCTAAGTACACAATGATTATCGAGGATGATGTAGAGGTAGCAAGTGGAACATATGAGAAGTTCCTCAAACTGATGGACATGTATCCTCGTATTGGAACTATAGTAGGTAATCAGCACGACCGCCATCCAGCCGAAAACGATATAGGTGATGGACACCCTCACCCAGTAGTATGGCACATGACTGAAGAGAGAGATGTTGTTAGTGGTAGGGTTGGAGTTGTGATAAAGATGTATGATAGAAGTAAGAAGTTTGGGTTGGAGGCAGTTGCATCTGCTCATACAGGATGTTGGTTAACTCGTACTCCACTATTGAAGAAGGTTAAACTTAAGTATAACTATCGAGATTTAGGTGGGTTTGACCAGGTTTGGGGATACCGTTTAAATAAAATGGGTAGGTCACTCGTGGTAGATTGGTCCTCTCCCATCAAACATTATTACAAGTTAAATGGAAAGAAGGGGTGGTTATAATGCCATATGATTTTCCGAAGTATGGTCATCCTCGAACGGAAGCGCAGAGAAGGAAGAGACATAAGGGGTTACATGGTAAGGGGTCGAAAGTGCCTAAACGTGGGACAGGTAAAAAGTTCACAGCACAAGCAATGGAAGCATTAAGTAGGAGAGGGTAATGGCATCAAAGACACTTATAGAAGATTGGCGTGACCTAATCGAGCAGGGTCAGAGGTATAAAGAAATCTATGGCAATAGTAAGAGATGGCCTGTCTATAGGGATTACGGTAGAGGGAAGTTTACGGGATACAACGGTTCAGCCGCTGGAATACTTCCTTACAATCTGGTGTATGCTATGGAGAAAGCTACCGTACCTAATGTTTACTTTCGCAATCCCTATGTCACCGTAACTCCCAGGTATCAACCTGGCTATCAGATGCATGCCAAAATCATAGAGAGTGTAGATAACTGGCTCATTCAAGAATTAGGCATCAAGCAAAGTATGAAAACAGCTGTGAGAGATGCTTACTACACTAATAGAGGAATTATAAAGACTGGGTATGATGCACTAGCAGGTGGGAAACAAGTAGCTGAAAGAGGGATAAATGAGAAGATTGCTGAGATAATGAAAACCCCTATTAGTCAGCTTGGTAAGAAGAAAGGTGAGAGAGTAGAGTATAATGTTAATGTTAAACCAGGCATGCCTTGGGCATCTAGAGTTATGCCTGATTACTTCATCGTCCCCTTTGGAGTGCGCACCCTCGACGATTGTCCTTGGGTTGACCATGTCATCATAAGAGATTTAGCGGATGTGAAGAATGACCCGATGTATAAGAATACGGATAAGTTGGAAGGCACTCATATGGAGATGCTTACCAAAAATATGAATAATAACTTTTATGGTGAGATGGGGAAGTATGCAACTCTAGTGGAAATACATGAGATTAGAGACTTTAAGAGAAGAGAGATTAAAGCATTTGTGCCTGGATATGATAAGTGGATACGTCCACCTGAAGAAGATATAATGCAGGTTGAAGGGCTTCCCTACGTCGATTTCACTTTCAATGAAGATACCGAATATTATTGGGGAGCTTCCGACGTCCAAATTATCGAACCACAACAACTAGAGGTTAATGAAGCTCGAACCCAAGCGATGTACCATAGAAGGGTTGCACTCATTAAGTTCCTCTTTGAAAAGGGAATGATTGAACCGGATGAGATTGATAAGATGTTGAGTGAGAACGTGGGACCTGGTGTGGAAGTTAAGGGAGACCCTCATAAAACAGTAGCTATACTTCAACCCCACATACCTCAAGACTTAGTTCAATGGACGGACGTCATTCGTTCAGATGTGCGTGAACTTTTAGGACATAGCAGGCAAAGCATGGGGGAGGCACCTCCAGGTCGACGTACCAAGTTTGAGATGCAAGGAGTATTCGCCGGTAAAGAAATTAGGATGGATGAGCGGAGGGATATTGTTGGAGACGCCCTATCCAAACTAATGAGAAAGATTAATCAGATAGTATTCACAAAGTGGGACCAAGAGAAGGTGGCTCAAGTAGTGGGATATGATGGAGCTAAGTATTGGGTTGCGTATAACGCTAAAGCGATTAAGGGGGAGTATTCATTAAAGGTAGATATAGAGAGTATGACTCCTCAAACCAAGGCAGTGAAGAAGCAGGAGATACTACAAATAATCCAAGCACTCGCTAAGAACCCACGAGCGAATATTAACTATCTTATGAAGATGTTACTTAGAGAGTATGAGTGGATGGATGCTATGCAAATCCTACCGGAGGCTGATGAGACGAAGGAGAAGCCAATGGGGCTCAATCAATTCCAATCACATCAAGAAGGGATGGCTAGTAATCCCGAGATGTTGCAAGGAAGAACGAATAAGAATGCTCAAATAGTAGGGAGTATGATGTAATGGCTGATGATAGATGTCCTAAGTGTGGTTGCTGGAAGCCGATATGTAGGTGTGGTAACAGTAAGGGTACAAGTATGCATGTGTGGAAACCGATGTGGTATAATGACATATGCGATAAGCCTTTATATATAGAGACTAAGAAGGAATTGAAGCGAGAGTGCGATAAGCATGGTGTTAAGGCGTGCAGGTTAATGTAATGAAAGGAGATGATATATATGGATAGCGCGAAGGCTAAGACGGTAGAGAGAGGTAACCCAATCACGAAGGGTGTACCAGTATTACCTCCCCCACCAATTCCTAAGAAGGTGTTGGAGAGTAATAAACCACTTCCCTACCAGGGAGAGAAAGAAGTGAAACCGTCAAGTAGTGATTTACTTGATAGGAAAGTTAAAAAGTATAAAGACGATAAACCTATAGGGGAGATTACACTCTATATCTATAAAAATCGACCATACGAAGCTAAGTTTGAAGGACAAATAGCAGGATTTGAAATGAGCATTGCTATAAGGGCGATGCGTAAACAATACAAGTTATGGAAACTTAACTTGTTAAAACAAGGAGGTAAGTAATGCCAGGCGAAGGTAATGGCAATGGTAGTGGCGAAGGTGGGAAAGCTGGGGGCGATGTTCAGCAACAGTTAGCTGATGCTCAGAAGGCATTAGGAGCAGCAGAAACTGAAACTAAATCATTAAAGGAAGCGAAGGGAGACCTTGAACGCAAACTTGATGATGCTGACAAGGAACTCCTCAGTGACGATTATCTGAACTTCAAAGACGGCAAAGGGAAGGCAGGTGCTGGAAGTGGAGGTAAGGGTAGTGAAAGTTCTGCAGGTGCTGGAGATGATGAGAACTTCGACATCAATAATGCTACCAACGCTGAATTAGCGGCATTTATTGGTAAGCAAGGTAAAGGTGACCTTGATAGTGCAGTTAAAGAGTTGTCGAGCCGACTGGAAAAGTCGGACGAACGTGTGGGGTTAGCGCTCGCCCAAGTAGATATATCTCTAACTGCTATGAAGCATCCCGATGGTGGAGGATTAGGATTTAGTGAGAACTTTGACTCTATTAAGAAAGTAGCCAAAGCTAATCCAAACTGGGGTGCGGAGAAGTGTTACCAACAATTCAAGATGGAGAAGACTCACGTCGATAAAGAGAAGGCAAATGCAGACGAGAAGAAAGCTGAGGAAGATAGGAAGGGCATCACTGAGAAAGGCGAAGGAGTGGCTGGAGGTGCGACACAAGGAAAGACGCTGACTAAAGAGGAAGCGGCTAACTTAGCGTACCAAAAGGCATTCGGTAACAAAAAAACCGAGGAGTAAAAAGTGGCAGCACCAACTTTAACTGAAACTCTAAATACGATGTATACCACCACTTGGTACCTTCGCAGGAAAGAGATTATTGACCAGATATTTCTAGCTACCCCTTTCTGGTACCTGTTGAGTAAGAAGGGTAAGAGGAAGACCCAGACAGGTGGTAGGAGTATAGAAATACCTTTACAATATGCGAAGAACGAGACGGTGAAGTTTATTGGGAAAGGTGGAACTGTTGATATAGCAGCCACTGACCCTCTCACTGTTGTGCATTGGAACTGGAAGTATCTAACAGGTCATATTGTTAGGTACTTTACGGAAATGCAGAAGAACAGAGGGAAGGCGCAGATTATGAATAAGGTTAACGCCGACATTGATAATTTGCAATCAAGCTTGATTGACCAACTCGAAACGAGCTTGTTTAGTGATGGTACTGGTGATGCAGGATTAGCTATTGATGGAGTTGGTAACATCATAGCTGAAGCACCAGCGACTGGAACAGTTGGAGACCTTAACCGAGAGACTTATAGTTGGTGGAGGAATAACTACAAGGATATGTCAGGTGAATCAGCCTCGATATATCTCCGCAAACGTATGAACACCATGTTCAACGATTGTGGGAAGTACGGTGAAGGCGTTAGGAGATTCCCTGACATAGTGGTCTGTGCTCAGGATGTTCACGAAATGTATGAGAGTGAAGCTCTCGAAATCTCCAGGATACAAATTGGAGATAGGAAAATGGCAGACCTTGGGTTTGGCGACATAGCGTATAAGGGTCGTCCAATAACTTGGTCACCTAGCTGTCCAGACGGTTCAATGTACTTCATGAACACGAATGTGATGGAATGGGTTGCTGACCCTATTGAGAACTTTACACTCGGGGATTGGCTCCCTATCATCAACCAGCCAAGAGATGTAGTAGCACACACTATGACAGTTGGTAACTTAGTTACCGGAAATTGTCGTAGGTTGGGTGTTATTTTTGATATTGCTGAATAATTCAGCATCCTACTTAACGGGTTAATGTGATGGGCGGGTAGTTAAGTTACTCGCCTATACCTCCCCCTCCTGAGGGGGCAATAAAAAGAGAGGTTTAAAATGGCTAGAATATTAGGAAGTGGCGCACCTGCAACTGTAATAGCACAAGATATTTACGATTTAAGTGCTACACAGATGCATAGGTTGGGAACGAGAGTACAAAGAGGTGATAGGTCATTTAGATATGCAAAAGCTATATCAGCAGTAACTGCATATGCTAAAGGTTCATGGAGTACATATCATCAAGATATTATGTATGCTGCTGTACCTACAGCAACTGCAATAGGTTCCAACGAAATACATGTCACTGTTGGAGCGGCTGATGGTCCTGCTAACGATGGAGTGATTGCAGCTCATGCTCTTGAAGGTGGATATATAGTGATGATGGTTGCGGGTACAGCCGGAATTACGTTCTCTATCTTGGATAATACAGCAGCAGTATCTACTAGTGATATGACAGTCACTATAGATGGAGAGCTTCCAGTTGCTTGCTCCACAAGTGAAAAGATTGAGTTAATGGGAAATCCTTACAAAGTATCCCACGGAAATTCGGGTGATAGGAGACCGATAATGGGGATACCTATGAGGTTGGTACCTTTAGCAACTCCTTACCATTGGTTGCAAACGTGGGGTCCTATTTGGATAACTCCACAGGCTACTCTTGGGGCAGCTCAAGGAGCAAATAACGCAGTGTTTAGAGGTGATGGTACTGTAGCTTTATGTACTTATGACAATGTGTTGTTTGATGCACGTCACCAACAGGCTGGGCATGTAATGACTTATGCTCAGGCTGGTACACAGGGTGCACCATTCCTGTTTCTACAAATAACACCATAACTGTAAAGAAAAGGAAGTTGGAGAGAGGGACATTCCGTCCCTCCTCCACTACATTTAAGGAGAATGAAAATGGTTATCGGAAACAGAGTAATTGAAAAGGATGAAGGGTCTGATTACAAAGGGTTTGATTACAAAGCGTTTAAGGAGAAGAAAGAAAAAGAAGCTGCAGAAAGAAATGTTAAAGTTGAAGATAATAAGGAGGAATAACAATGGGATTGCGAAGCTCGGTAATAAACACATTGTTTGGTGGACAGAAGGACCCTCTCGCCAATATTATTAAAGGGGCGAAAGGAGTTGCGACCGACCCTGATACATTAGTACTATCAGCACCGAAGGGAACACTCTGGATATGTGATTTTGAGGGAGATGTAACCGACTATGATATCTGGATAAATACAGGTGTAACAGATGATAGCACTTGGTTGCAAATCTATAATTCAGACGCACAAGGACACCCAACATCAACAGGTTGGGCTACGACATAAGGAGGAGTTATGTATAGAAAGGTAACGATTAAAGATAAGGAAGGTAAGAAGATTAAGTTTGAGGTACATCCCGACCAAGGTGACCTTATCAAGGAGCAAGCGGATGAGATAAATCTACCTCTTAAAGTGAGGTCAGCCATCCTCACTTTCGTACGCTCAATAAAGGCGGTTATGGATGGGAATACAATAAACAAGGTTGAGGTTGAGGAGATAGAATAATGAATGGAGAGCAGAAGAAAGACCAACCATTCGTTGCGGAAGCAATGGACCCACTTGGAGCTGACTCTGATTTAATGGCTAAGGTGTTATTTGCTGAGAATGCTCCTGGGGGACCTGAGGCATGGGCGAATATGGGTAGTGTTGCTATAAA